CAGGCAAACGGAAGAAAGAATATACCGATCTATTCTTATCCCAGAACTCAGAAAGAACGTAACTACATCTCTTACTACAAGTAACAGGTTTCTAGCAAAGCCAACAGATTTTCTTGCTGTATTCTCTATTGCTGTAGTGGATGGTAGTAGCAATTATTCGTTTTTGTTACCGAAAGATGTAAATTTTATTCGAGAAGCATATCCTGCTACCGCAACATCAGGTCTCCCTGTGTACTACTCATTGTTTGATGGGGATAACTTTTTGATAGCTCCCACACCAGATTCAACATACACAGTGCAACTGCATTACTATTATGATCCACCATCAATAGTTACATCATCAACCTCCTGGCTTGGAGACAATGCAGAGTCAACATTGCTATACGGAACATTAGTTGAGGCATCTACATTTATGAAAGGTGAACCAGACATAGTAGGTTTTTACAAAACACGCTACGAAGAAGCGTTAGAGGGATTAAGAAATCTAGCTGATGGCAGAAACAAAAGAGATAGTTACAGAAACGGTGAACCAAGGATAATGTAATGTTAATGGAACTACCCAAAACACCTATAGTTAACGTACACACAACAGAG